AGGCATCTGTGGATTCATAGGATCCGGCAAAGACACAGTGGCAGACTATCTCACCAATTTTCACGAATTCCGTAGAGAAAGTTTTGCCAACAGCCTCAAAGATGCTGTGGCACAAGTTTTTGGATGGGATAGAACCATGTTAGAAGGGCGCACAAAACAAGCCCGTGAATGGCGAGAACAATTAGATGTATGGTGGTCTGATCGTTTAAAAATGCCCGAGCTCACTCCTAGATGGGTGCTACAGCATTGGGGCACAGAGGTATGCAGACATGGGTTCCACGACGATATCTGGATTGCCAGCTTGGAAAACAAACTGCGCCACAGTCATGATGATGTGGTGATTTCAGACTGTAGATTCCCAAATGAAATTGCAGCCATCAGGCGAGCCGGTGGCCTGGTTGTGAGAGTGATACGCGGACCCGAACCCGAATGGTATGATTCTGCATTGGCATTCAATCACGGTGAGAACAAAAATATGCTGTGGTCTACTAGTAAATCACGGTTGGAAAAGCTCAAGATACACGCCAGTGAAACAGCTTGGGTGGGCACCAAGTTTGATGCTGTGTTAGACAACAATGGATCACTGGATGATTTGTATCTGCAGATACAGCAGCTGACTATACGTCCGGCTCAAGGTCCCCGGGTCGCCACGGCAAGTCAGATCTAAGCAGTTCTTCCACACAGTTTTTGCACACTGATTTGAGATTTTTCAGTGCTGCATTGTTGAGGTCGCCATCCTGGTGATATACCAGTATCTGGCTGGCATATCTAGCTCGGAATCCGCAGCGATCACAGCTCATTTTCTTTTTATAGCCAGCTGATTTCCAGCGTGGCTCTCGTGGCCGGATTCCACGGTTCTTCCTTGTACATGTTTCGCAGCGTTTTCGATAGTGCTTGATGTCCTCACGGATGTAATTCACAGCACAAGGTCGTTGTCCGCAGGCTTGACAGATGGGTCTCATGGGGTATTTATGCTATGGACCTTGGCCAAAGGGCGCTGTATCATGGTATTTTTTGAACATGCCCATAAATATCAGTAACTTGAAAAGGAAACCACCATGGCTTTAACATCACCCGGCGTAGAAGTAATTGTAATTGACGAAAGTCAGTACATTCCATCTGCGGTCAACACAGTACCGTATTTCGTGATTGCTACCGCACAGAACAAAGTGAGCAGTGACGGCGTCACAGTAGCAGCAGGTACCACAGCAGCCAATGCTAACAAAACTTACCTGATCACCAGCCAGCGTGATCTCACAGCCACATTTGGTGTTCCGTTCTTTTACAACACCACAACTGGTACTCCAATCAATGGTTACGAACTGAATGAATATGGATTGTTGGCAGCTTATAGTGCATTGGGTGTGACTAATCGTGCGTATATCCAACGTGCAGATATCGACCTTACTGATCTCACAGCCAGTTTAACTCGTCCCACAGGCAACCCTGACAATGGAGCATATTGGTTAGACACTTCTGCATCGGTCTGGGGAATCCAAGAGTGGAGCCAAGATAACAGCACATTCACAGTACAAACTCCACTAATAATCACTGACACTGCTGATGTAGTAAATTACAGCGGTGGTAATTACACTCCTCAAGCATCGATTGGTAGCATTGGTGACTATGCGATAACTGCGATCGATACTCACCTATTGGGTTACTATAAAAATAGCAGCAATACATGGGTTGCACTGGGATCTCAACCATGGCAAACATCTTGGCCTACCATAACCGGTACTAATGCTCCTAGCAGCTTGACCGTGGGCTATAACATGTACATCAATGGTAATTTGATCACTGTTGGTGCTACAAACACCGTGACCGGATTTGCAGCAGCAATTAACACAGCAGCTATCCCCGGGGTCACAGCAGCCGCGGTCAGCGGACAGTTGAACATCTATGCCAATGCTCTTGCTACCAGCGACGGATCCACTTCCGGTGAAGGACATGTGGTGATCCAACCAGGACCAAATTCGGGAGCAGCATTGCTGGCTTTGTTGGGCATAACCGAAGGAGAATACTTTACACCTGTGTATTTTCCAGGATATAGCTATCAATCACCACGTTGGAGAACAACAGATACTGAACCTCGACCAAATGGGTCTGTATGGAATAACCTCAGTCCTGCAAATAATGGTCTTGCATTGTCATTTAAAAGCTATAGTACCGCATTGGATTTATTCATAGCACAAGCAGTTCCTGCATATTCTAACGACGCGACGGCAATCTATGCATTAGACCCAACTGGCGGCGGGAAAAATATTCCAATTGGCACAACCTATGTAGTATATAATGCCGAAGGGGCAAATTATGCTAATGAAGTTATGGCATTTGAAATTTTTGAACGTATAGCATTGGGTGCCACTATTGTAACAGGATCGACTATCCCAACAGCATTTGTTGTGGGAAATACTTTTACATTGTATGGAACCGAAGCGGGATCTTCAACATTCAATAGTGCTGTTGTAACCATTGGGGGTACTGGAACTGTAGCTAATTTTATTACCGCAGTCAGTGCAGCCGGGGTTCCCTATGTAAGTGCTAGTGTAAATTCTGCAGGCAATATTGTATTCACACATAGTCAAGGCGGAACTATTCAACTTCTAAACGGCACCGGTACTCCAGTGACCACTGCTGGATTTACCAATACCGTTTCTAAAGTACGACGATCCACTTCAACTTCCGGAGTATTGGTACTCAGTAACTTTGTAACTAGTGAATTGTTCACTTATACATCCAGCGACACAGCACCAGATCAGAGCCCAGCAGATGGACGCATGTGGTATTACAGCTCTGTGGATGACTGCGATATCATGATCCAAGACAACGGAACATGGCAAGGTTATCAAAATGTCACAAATGATGTACGTGGATATGATCTTACAAATACCAATGCAGCAGGCCCTATCGTGAGTGCTACTGCACCTGTCACACAGACCGACACAGCAGAATCACCATTGGTTTATGGTGACCTGTGGGTGGACACTGGCGATCTGGAAAACTATCCTAAACTGTATCGTTGGGAGTCAGCCAGCGGCATTGATCAATGGGTAGAAATCAACACCACAGATCAGACCACACAAGATGGTATCTTGTTTGCAGATGCTCGTTGGGCACCAAACGGTACCACAGATCCTGTAGCAGATCCATTCCCGACCATCACCAGCTTGCTGGTCAGCGACTATCTGGATCCAGATGCACCCGATCCTGCACTATATCCACAGGGCATGTTGCTGTGGAACACACGTCGTAGCGGTTACAATGTGAAGACTTTCCAACTGAATTACTTCACTACCACAGCTACCGACTACACTATCAGTGCATATTCAAGCGCTACCACCTATGCTGTGAATGACTTTGTTAGTTACAACAACGGCATCTATGTGGCCACTGCTGCTGGCACAGGGCATGCTCCAAGCAACACAGCGTACTGGGATGAGATTGTGCTCAACACTTGGCTCACAGCGTCCGGCAACCGTCCAAACGGTGCTATGTATGGTGGTCGTCAAGCACAGCGCAAGATGGTGGTTGCAGCATTGAAGAGCGGCATTGACACCAGCTTGGCTGCTAGAGAAGAACAGAATCAGTACAACCTGGTTGCTACACCAGCATATCCTGAACTGACTCCAAACATGATTGCACTCAGCAATGAACGCAACAACACATTGTTTGTGGTTGCCGATACTCCAATGCGATTGGGACCTGATGGCAACAGCCTGGTTGATTGGGCTACCAACAACAACGGACTGGGATTACCAACTGAAGATGGTAACAGCAGCACCAGTAACTATGCTGGTGCATTCTATCCAAGTTGCTTGACTAACGATCTGAGTGGAAACTCTGTTGTACAACCTCCAAGCCACATGATGGTTCGCACCATACTGCGCTCTGATGCTGTGAGTTACCCATGGTTGGCACCTGCAGGAACACGTCGTGGTGTAGTGGATAATGCCACAGCCATTGGTTACATCAACGCTACCACTGGCGAATTCACACAAATTGGTGTGAGCCAAAGTGTGCGAGACATCCTGTATGAACGCAACATCAATCCGATCACGTTCATTCCAGGAATTGGTATTACTAACTTTGGTAACAAGACTACCACAACCACAACTACTGCGTTGGATCGTATCAACGTGGCACGTCTAGTTTGCTTCTTGCGTGGCCGACTTGAAGAAGTTGGTAAGTTGTTCTTGTTTGAACCTAACGATCAGATCACACGTAATTCTATCGCCAATCTGTGCAACAGCTTGATGATTGACTTGGTGGCCAAACGTGCGATCTATGACTATCTAGTAGTATGTGACTTGAGCAATAACACTCCTGCACGTATCGACCGGAACGAGCTGTGGGTTGATATTGCTATCGAACCAGTGAAGGCTGTGGAGTTTATCTACATTCCTCTACGCATCAAGAACACTGGTGCAATCGCTGCTGGTACATAATGATCAAGGGCAGAGGCTGATTTTTCAGCCTCTTCTCAAAGGTAAATAAACATATAGGAGAGATAACAAATGGCAGTTTCATCATTACAGCGCATGACAGTACCCTTGGCAAGTGACCAAAGCTCATCGACCCAAGGCTTGTTGATGCCTAAACTCAGATATCGCTTTAGAGTGATGTTTGATAACTTTGGTGTTTCGACACCCACAACTGAATTGACCAAACAGGTTATCAGTTTTGCACGACCAAATCTTAGTTTTGAAGAAATCTTAGTGCCAATCTACAACAGCACACTGAAATTAGCCGGACGTCATAGTTGGGCAGATACAGTATGTGAAGTGCGTGATGATGCTTCTAACTCGGTATCTAAACTGGTTGGCGAACAGCTACAGAAGCAGATGGACTTCCTGGAGATGGCCAGTGCTGCAAGTGGTATCGACTACAAGTTTGTCACAAGATTTGAAATATTAGACGGTGGCAACGGTGCTAGCGTACCGGTTGTGTTGGAATCCTGGGAACTGTATGGCTGCTACCTTAAAGCTGCGGACTACGGTGCCATGGGCTATGGCAGCAACGAAGCAGTCACAGTGAGCATGACCATTGCTTTTGATAATGCTGCTCAGATTGGTCCTAACGGCTTGACAGATACTGGTGTTGGTGGATTCATTGGCAGAACAATTGGCGACGTGGTAACAGGCGCTGGCGCAGCGTAATACTCGTGGGCAGTTTTGGCCAAGATTTTGCCAAGGGATTCTTTGCCGGCGGCGGCGATGGGGCACGTGATTACACCCACGCCAGCAAAGTATTCCGTACCAACGCTTATGAACTCAAGCCTAGGTTTAAGTTTCTCTTTAGTGTTTCATTCACGATCAACACAACTATACCAGCATTGAATGCTATATTTGCAAACGATGATGTACAAAATCTGAGTTATGTGGTCAAGACCGTGAACTTGCCCACATACACAATCGACACAGCCGCAATGAATCAATACAATCGCAAACGATTGATTCAGACCAAGATCAAATACAATCCGGTCAATATCACATTCCACGACGACGGTGGAGACAATGTTCGCAACATGTGGTACAACTACTATGCCTATTACTACAAAGATGCCAGCCAGAAATATGGCAGTACTCCCAATACCAATGGCAGCGCAGGCCAAAGTGGTAACAAACAAGATGGATTTGGTGGGTGGGATCGAGATATATATTCAGACAATCGCCAAGTGAATGATTGGGGATTTATCGGAGAGAGCTATAGTGATGGTACCAGCTCGGCCAATACTGCCAATGGAAAACCTCCGTTTTTTAAAGACATACGCATAGCTGGATTTGACAAGAATCACAAGTATGCAGAATATGTGTTGATCAATCCCATAATCTCAGCATGGCAACATGACACCTATGATTATGCCCAGGGCAATGGTATTATGCAAAATACAATGACCATTGACTATGAAACAGTAAAATATTATAGTGTACCATCTAACAAATCTGCAGTACCGTTTGCCAATCCTAGCCACTACGATACCACAACCAGTCCTATTGCTCGCCCAGGGTCGACCAACAGTATATTTGGTCAAGGTGGCTTGTTGGATGTGGTAGATGGAATCGGTGAAGATCTTGCTTCGGGGTCAGTGTTGGGCTTGATTGGTGCTGCACAGAAAGCCGGAACATTCTACAATACCAATCAGAAAAATGGCGGATTTAAGAAATTGTTAATCAGCGAAGGTACTGCACTGGGCAAAGATGTGCTCAAGCAGTCCTTGCCCGGTGCTGTGCGCTCTGCGGCCAACAGAGCCGATGGATGGATATTTCCTACCGCACAGACCGGCACCAACAATACACAGCCACCAGACGGAAAAACTCTGACACAACGGCTTAATGTGAGATAATAAATGACAACAGTTAATACCACCAATTACAACATAGATCAAACTGTTAGAGTTTATGATCAATTTTACAATTTTGATGTGAATGTTCCTGCGGCTGAATATGACATCGTGTATAGTTTTTTCCTCAAAGAAATGACTTTGCCACGTACCGCAGGCAACTTCACTGTGAGCTTGTTCCGTGTGGCCGAGATCACCAACATTCCTGTATTGACTTTGTTGCAGGGTTTCCAGGGTCAAGGCAACGGAATCAATCTCAATGTTTCGCTAGCATACTACCTGAATCTCATACGTGATCGAGCAACATTGCTGGGTGTGGGTGCCGCAGTGATTCCTAACTTTTATCCTGCACAAGCGGTGTTGCAATGAGCCACTGGGCACAGGGCAAGTACGAAGTTCAAAACGCAGCCAAGTATGTGGGCAACGGCATTCCCAGATATCGTTCAGGTTGGGAACTCAGCTTCATGAGATTCTGCGACAGTAACGATCACATCCTACAATGGGCCAGCGAAAGTATTGCTATCCCGTATCGCAATCCCATCACAGGAAAAATGTCACGGTACATTCCTGATTTCCTAGTAAGCTACCGTACCAAAGATAATACCATGCGTGCCGAATTGATTGAGATCAAACCCAAGAAACAAAGCGTGGTTGAAAGCAAGATGAACAGCAGAGACCGTGCGGTGGTAGCAGTGAATTATGCCAAATGGGATCAAGCAATGAAATGGTGCAAACACAATGGTCTCAGCTTCAGAGTGATCACTGAACTGGACATGTTCCATAACGGTAGAACTTAATACCGGGCATTTTTTGCCACTAAATATGGCATGACCAAAAAACTCGAAGAGTTATTCGACTTACCCCCCACAGAAAAAAATGACTCTGTTGTCCCTACCATAACAGAAAATAAATTGCATCTAGCTGAATTAGATGAAACAATTGATAAAATTGAAGCAGCACTTCCGCAAGTTAAAGGTCTCGAGCTAGCAGATTCTGAGTTAGACGAATTATCAACTCTTGCAGTTGCCGGTTATAAAGATCTAACAGATTTAGGCATGCAAGTGGATTCAAGATTTGCTGCCGAAATATTTGGGGTGGCCAGCAACATGTTAGGGCATGCGATCACAGCCAAAACAGCCAAACTGGACAAAAAACTCAAGATGATTGACCTGCAATTGAAGAAGATGCGCCTGGATCAGAATGTCAAGACAGAAGATCCTGCTGCCGGTCCAATGGAAACAGGTCAGGGCATGGTGCTGAGCCGCAATGATTTATTGGAACGATTGCTGCGCGGTAAAGACCAAAACACTCAAAAAGAATAAATATACCATAGGACACTCATATGAAACCATTTGCAAAATACCTAACTGAAAGCGAAAAAACCTACAAC